TGTTTTATCTCCTACTGCTGTAGCATAGTCTACTGTTGCATATGATTGTGAAGTTTCACCAAACAATCTTAGGTTATTAATTTGTAAAAAATTTAAATCAGTTGAGTTAATTCTTAATGATTTAGATACAATCCATTTACCATCAGAGGCTTTTAATATTACATCTGATGTATTGAAAATCTCAGCCTGTGAATCATACAATGCACGAAATAAAAACTGATATGATTTTTCAGTACCTTTTGAAAGATAAAACTCTTTTGCAATTTTTAACAGTTTTCTTTTATCTGTTAGAGCATCTTCTGGTATATACGGTAGAAAATCTTTCAGAAAGTATGAAACAAAACCATCTAGTGTAGAATCCACATCCATATAATTGAGTAGATTTTTGGCACCATAGGTTACACCTTCACCACTTGTATTAGCTGTCGTAACGGATCCGTTAGCTGAGTAAGCAGTTTCTAACCATTCATAGTATGCCTGAATAAAATCAACAAAAGTAGAATAGTTAATATTATCTCGAACAAATTCGGGAAGCTGCTGAGGAATCAGTAGTGATGTTTTGTAATCGTTTGGTATCATGTATTAAATTTTGGCTACAATACTAATATTGATAGCATTAGGATCGGTGTTATCAAGAGTAATAATTTTATCTCTTGTAGAAGATACAATCGTGGATGTTGGCACGGCTTGCACACTTAATACACCTAAAGGATTATTAATTGCAGACGGATTAAAATTGGTGAGTGTTACAATACCTTGAGTATAATCTACTGTACCAGCATTGGCATTGAGAATCTTCTTAACATTGTTTTCAAAATAATAAGTTCTCAATGTACCTTTATTGCCGGCAAGAATAGCCACAGCAGACGCTAAAGAACCATTGCCATCAGTTGATGTAATTTGCACAATGGCCTGTGTATAATTAACTCCAACATCAATCATTGTAATACTATCTACTTGGCCATTTATTACAGTTGCTCTTGCCGTGGCACCTGTACCATCACCAAGAATAGTTACAGTTGGTGTTGATGTATAACCAAAACCAGGATTACTAATAGAAATTGATTCAACAAATGTGGTTGACGATGGTGTTTCTTCTAAGTATACAGAATCTCTCACCACATTATTATTGTCAACGTCAATTATCTGAAATGTTGGTGTAACACTAATACTTTTACCAAAGATATCTTTTCTCAATGATGTACCATATTTTAATGTATATGTTGTCGATGAGGTTAAACTTGGAACAAGCCTTTTTTGTAAGGTAATCGAACCATCATTTGTGATAAAAGAAGAACTAACGGATTGTACCGTAGAAATCAATGTTGAAAGTTGAAACGTAGAGTTAAAAGTGTTGAGTGTGTCGGCTGCAAATCCTTGAATAGCCGTCAACACCTGTGTTTGTAATTGTGATGAAGTAAGTGTTGTCAACTTTGGATCGTATAGTATATTTGAGTTGATGACCAAATAATTATAATCAACATCAATAATTCTTGGTTGAACTGTCAGAACAGAAATAGGTTTAATAATTTCTTCTTCAATGATTGATTTCTGTGATGGTGTTAATAGATAACCACCACTTGGTTTGATAGCCACAAATACTACACCATAGACTGGTGGATCATTTTCTTCTCCACCCCAAACATTCACCGCATCAATTGGAAATATACCTGCATTGTTTTGAATGAGAAAAATATAATCTTCTTTGGTTACTGCACGACCTTGAGCTGCATATGATTTTGGTGCCGTGTATTTAATTGATTCAATTGTTTCTCTTTCTGCGCCTTGTGTTGCAGCTTGCACTGGTGTAATCGTTGAACTTGAGAAACCAGCGATTGTATCCATCAACACAAAGTTATTGGCATCTGTTGCAGCCGTGCCTGAAGTGATGATGTATGATACAGACACTACATTACCATCAGTCAATGCTTGACCTAATATACCATCACCAAAATAAATTTGATAGAAACCATTTGTTGCTTCTTGTAAAAAGAAAGCTTTGGTTGTGCCGTTAAGTGCCAAATAGTCATCAACTAATGTGAATACTTGTGAAGAAGAATTTGATGTGCTTTGTTGAACAACCACAGAGATAGTGGCTGTGTCTACGTTGGTATCAGGTAATTCAAAAATGGCTGTTGGATTAGCCGCATCATCATAAGTAAATGTTAGTGTAACTGGTTCGCCTTGTTTAATCACCAGATTATCAAAAGTTACTGTGTTATTGGCAAAATCGGTGTTTTCTGTCGTTGAATTAAGTGTAACAAACCTGTAACTGACGCCATCAATTGCTTCGGAGAGAAAACTGGTAAATTTTGGTAGAGTTAGAGAGCTGGTCGTTACATTGTTCACCACCAAATCAATCTGAGCTCGTGGTGCCGTTGCGGATTGTGGTGTATAGTTTAATAGTTTGGCATGAGAAACAACTGAAGCTCGTTGTAGTGCTGAATCCAAAAACATCTCATTGGCCACCATATTGAGATAGTATGCCTGATATTGTGTATTATACGCAAGAACATCCAAAAGAGTGGATAATGCAGATCCTTCGTAATTATAATCTTGAAGTGTAGTCTGAGATTGTAAGTATCGTTTTAGATTGGTTTTAATTGTATTAAAATCCAAATCAGTAATTTGAATATTTGAATTTTCGCCTGCCATTTTATCTATTTCTCTCTAAAAGGATGGTAACTGTTGTTGGTAGCGTTGCATTTTGTATGTAGAATTCTAGGCTTACCTCATACGCATTTTTGTCTGGTTGTGCATTCACAGTAACACTTTTCACCAGAGCACGAGGCTCATAGTTGGTAATCATGTTTTCAATTTCAGTCTGTAACGATGAAGATGTAATAGGTGAAATAGGTTCAAACAATAATGCATTGATATTTGAGCCTAACTCTGGTTGAAATGGTCTCTCGTAATGATTGGTTAATAAAAGGTTACGAACCGACCTTATAACAGCCATCTCATCAAAACTTAAAGCGACATCATTGGTCACCGGCTTACGAGTGAATGTGAAATCGATGTCGGAGTATAGTTTCTTTAAGGTTGCCATTGTTTATTTATTCTGCTTCAGGAGTAAAATCGCTTTTTTAGTATTTGAATTCGTGTCAAAAAAATTTTAGGCCGGAACGCAGGATTTCGATTTTTCAAAAAAATCAGGTTCGGGTGGAAGAGGTCCTGCCGGCGGTAAATCTGGTGTCGGTTTTGTTGATTTTTCTAATTTTGACATTATTTCTTAAAATTAACTTAATGTGGGTGTAAAATTACTGGATCCATAATAACTTGGATCAGTTCCGTTAACAAAAGCACTTCCGTCTGGAAAATAGTATGTATAATTTACTGTAGGAACTCCTGCAGTAGAATATATTTTAAGACCATTAGTAATATTTGTAACAGTTACTCCAGCACCACTTAAAGCACTTTCTAACGCAGATTTTATATCACTAATTATATTTACCTGTGTTGCTGAACTTTGATGTGGTTTAGAAATATTGTATGTTGTACCACTCAAAGTAACTTGTATGTAAGAATATAATGGAAGACCGTATGTGTTTGAAGATTGATTATTCCAAGTACCACGGTTAAATGAAAAATCAAATTGACTTCCTCCACCACTTCCTGTATAATACCAACCCCAATACAAAATTTGTTTAGTTGAACCACCATTATGATTATATGCGTAAAGGAACTGGTCTTGTCCTGTGTTGTTTGTTATGGTACAAGTTATGTCATTTCCGCTTATAGTGGCCGTTACATTAAGTCCAGAAGGAGGATTACCAAATACCGTTCTACCGCCACCTGCACCGCCGGCAAGAGCATAATATGCCATTCCTGATACTTGAGCATCGGTATTTTGTGGTAAATTACTTTGAATCGAACAATAAGTTCTATTATCACTATATGCATTAGGATTATAAGCACCCCAATTATAACTAGCACCAAAACTTACTGAATTATTAGCATTTCTAGTTATTGGACTACCACCAAAATACATGGTGATTGCTGTAGAATAAGCAATTGATGGAAACGCTTTCATGGTCCATGTTGTAGTAACAGTACCGCCATCTGTCAGATAATGTCCATTTTGTATTACTCTGGATGATCCTAATGTGTTAAAATTTCCTCCAGATAAATTAGATGGCCAAGTTATATCACTAATTGACATACTTTTTGAATAAAAATTAGTTGGCATTGTAACTGAACCTGTAGGCACCCCTGCTAGTATACGAACAGTAGAATCCAATAAACTAATTTGACCAGACAGACCTAGCTCTTGCTGGATTGATTGACCAGCAGTTGCACCTATCAAACTAATTGGGCCCGAACCATTTAAAGCCATTATGGTGTGCCAGCAGCAGTCACGTTATTGACAGCAACAAAGTTACCAGAAGAATCCATACTAAATTTGTTTACACCACCATATGCAAAATATAATTTACCGCCAGATTCAAAAATTGTCCAGTTTCCTGTGTTAAGTGCTGGTGCAGATGTAATTGATGTATTGGCTGCTGATGTGATTCGGCCTTGTGTATCAACGGTGATAGTTGATGTTTGTGTGGCATTACCATAAGTACCAGGTGTAACCGCAGTATTTTCTAAAACTCGTGAAGTAACTTTTGTTGTCATTTTTTATTCCTTCAGTTTGAGAATAAAAATTTTTAAACAATCGTTCTTAAAAAGTATATCTATATCCCGCATAATAACCATCATACTGAGTGTAACCTCTCTGGTCTTGTTTCTTTACATAAACACTATGATTTTTGTCAATTTTATAAGATATAGTATAAATTCTTTGGGTGTGTCTTGCTGTGTTTAGATCGCTATCTTCAAAAGAATCAAAAAACTTATAACCAATGAGGTAACCAAAGTCACTGCCCAATATATTACCACTGATAGAAGGGGCTACTGCATATCCTAGATATCTTTTTGTCGGTTTTTCATATTGTTGAAGATACACTTTTATCGACGCTGTTGGCAAGTCTTTACCTAAAGAATATCTGTATCCAGGTCCAACTTCTTGGTATGACGTGGGACTACCAAATTTTCCACTGTAGGAATTTTGTTGGCTTGTCATGGCTCTCCAATCAAATGTCATGTTATTATTGTAAATTGCCGAAACCGACAAGGTAGTGGATTCTCCTATTTTGTTTAAATCCGTACCACTTACAGTTTTGGTGTATCCTTTTTCAAGGCCAACAGTGACTGATCTTAGGCCAAATTCTTTATTCACATCAGGTTTTGTTTGAGCAAAAACAGACATACTAAACAAAGTAAAAACTACAAATAATGATTTCAATTTCATTTTAATTTCCTTTCAAATTTATCCAAAATTTTCTTTCTGTGTTAAAAATCTTTACTGCTTCTTCACCTACATTTATGTCAATATTTATATTACTATTTTTAATTAACAATTCTTCTTGATTATCAAACTTTCTGGTAATTTGTTTTATAAATTCTTCCTTTTTGTCTTGCGGCAATTCTTTGTTTGCAAATACATAAAGTCTAGGAAACGAATCTTTTTCAAAAGTGTGGATTATTTTTCCGGTATTATTTCTAAGATATTGATCTCCAACATTCAATCCGCCTTGAGTTGTACAATGTCCGTCGATATGACCACCTAACATGTCATTGCTGATCTGCTGAGCCAGTTTGTATGGTACATAGGTAAAATCAATTTTATAATTTTGCATTAAATTTTTCATCAAAAGACTACAAATTCCCTTTTCTCCTATACCGCCTACAAACCACTTGCCTTTGATGTCTGCAATTTTATTATATGGAAAATTTGTACCAACAAAGATTGCTTGTCTACTCCGTGTCAATGTGGCCAACAATTCAGTTTCTTTTGTTGGATCTTGAGGCAAATAACCACCTTCTAAATTGGCTATGTGTACAGCACTTGTGGTTGCTACCACGATTGAATTTTTATTTTGTAGTACTTTTTGCCAAGCCAAGGCTCCTTGTGCGCCGGGTACTTTTTCTATTACCAAATTGGGAAATAATATATCTTTTATTGTGTTTATTTGTTGTTCACCGGCAGTGTAAACAGTTTGAGAAACTGCCAAATTACAAACAAAAAATAAACTTCCTAGCAATGTTTTATAGATCAATCTCATAATTTTTTAACTCGATCAAAAATTCTTTGATGTTGTTTTGTATTTCATGTGTAGTTGAACCATATGCACGCAGTCCTACTATACTGCTATGTAATTTAACAGGAACATTGATTTCTATGTTATATTTTTCAATCAAACTTTTAATGTCAGAATTGATTCCTCCTCCAGGCATGAGGCATACAAAATAACACATACAATTGGTATCGTCTATTATATTTGGTGCCACATCATGCATGTAGTTCAGTCTATTGGCAATGAGATTATCACTGGACCATGCCTTGGACAACATTTTTTCTGCTCGAGAAGTGTAGTCCATGATAATTAATTGATTGTTGCATTGTATCACTTGCACGGAAAAAGGAGTATTTTTAATATTGTTTATTTCGAACACATTGTCAAGATAGGCAAAAATGCCATTGACATCGTTGGAAGCTGTTAACCTACCATAATCATTCATAAAAGATGGAGTATCTACAATATTATATAGTGCTTGTGTAGTAACTATTCGCCGATGGTTGACAGGATCAGGCATAAAACTGTCTTGGAAACTGTCTGATTTTGGCTCTATGTAAATATCTCCATTTCCATTGACCCATCCAGTGTAATATTTGACAAAATCAAAATCCATGGCACGTTGTAGTATGCATTGATGTATTTTTAACGACTTGTTGCTTTGTTGTATTTCTAAAAAATTTTCAATATTGACATTGGCAATAAAATCATCATAAGATGTAAATTTTTTATAATATACGTTAGAAGTTGGAGTTGGAATTGTTTTAATGTAGTTCTTGATACCATCACCAACACTTTCGTTTATTTCAATGCCTAAACCTATACTATGTAAAACAGGATGTTTTGATCCGGACCCAACTCTGGGTTTGCAAAAGACCGAAGTATGTTCATTGAAAAAGTTTTGTATTTCTTCTAAGGAGGTGGGTAGAATAGTGGGGATAGTGGGCAGTTGATTATCGGCAAGAGCCTTGTGTAACAGCCACTTGTCGGCCAAATCTTCGTTTACTGGTTTAATTTTTGAACTTAAAAAGGACGGAGTATGACCACCATGGCTTTCTACATATGTTTGAAGATCGTCTATGTTGTCAAAGGATAGAGCATCCGGTTCTAACACAGTCAGATATGCCGTGCATTCTGGATCATTGTAGTTATTAGTTGTTTGTATACCCAAACCATTCAACTTGGTAACCAAGTTGGTTCTTTGTGTTATACTGTCAGGTAGAAATATTTTCATACTAGTATATCCATTGGTTTTGTTGTGGCACAGGTGTTTCTGTTTCTTCTGTTGCAACATCAACGTTTATAAAACCACCAATCCACAGATCCAAATCTGCTGTTGTCATTTCTTCAAATAAATTAATATCGTTTGGATAAAGCAAAATGCGGGATGTGCCTCCAACGTCAATATGAATTGTTCGTTGTTCATCGTTGTGTTCAATTATTGTGTATGTCATATGTATAATTAGTAATTGTTACTGGGTTTGGTTGGCCAGACCATGTCCGAATCCAGTGGTTGTTTGGTAATATCTCGGAGTTCTTGCCTGTATTTTTCCCACATTTCTCGTTCGGTTGCAGTAAGAGGAACATCAGACAATTGAGTCCAATCTGTTTCTTGCAATAAATGTCTACGTTTTTGATATACTTGTTGTAAATTAAAGTTGTGTTTTTGATATTCTGATTCATTTTCTGCAGAGTTATCAACTAATTTTTGGATTTCATTCATGTTAGATACGCCAGCATTTAACAATTTATTTCGATCCACTAACCAAGTGGGCACGAATCCTCTGATATAAATATCTAAATCATCACCTTCTGGATATTTTCCATTGTCAATGGGCAAATCTATAGAAATCCGTTGATTGTATCCTAAACATTCAATTTCAATTTGACCGGTTTCTGGCCAAAATTTTACGATCTTATAACTCATTGAGTCATTGTATGGTCCATTGATATTGTTCAAGTTATCGCTCCACTTCTTGTACCAAAC